GAGGTAAATCGCCGGGCTGATCTTCACCGAGGTGTAGGCGCCACCGGAAGCCGTGTTGGCTTCGGTCACGACAAACTGCTGAAGCGAGCCGGTCGATTCGCGGGTCTGCGGGTTGACCGCGAACACGCTGGCGATGGTGAACACGTCGCCGGCGGCAATCGTCTGAGAGCCGGTGCCGGTGATGTTGATCGTCGCTTGGCCCTGCGTGGACACAGTGGTGGTCACCGTGTGCGCGCCGGTGCGGCTGCCGGTCGTGTGCTGCTTGATGGACTGAGACATGTTGATCTCTTCAAGGCCAAGCACACCCTCACCCATCAGGCCGTTCTTGAACTGGCGGGAGATCGTGTTGACCGGGTTGAAGAGGCCCTTCAAGCCTTCAACCAGCCCAGCGTTGGCGGCCGGGTTGACCGTCGCGTAGCGCGGGGACATGACGGCAGCAGACTCGTTCAACTTCTGCTGGGCCTGGAGCAGCACCAGAGAGGTCGCCGGGGTCGTGCCGGGGGTGCCGACAGACTGGAAGATCGACTTGTAGGAGTTGGCCACATCAGCGTCGATGCTGGACGCAAGCTGCGAAATACGCGGCTTGAGAACGCGCTCGGCGAAGTCGTCCAACTGCATGGTCAGTTCGGCAGACGTGAAGTTCACACCGATGTGCTTCTGGCTGGAAACCGTCAGCGTGGTGAACTGTTCGTTGTCATCCTGCACTTGCAGCGCGGCGCCGTCGGTCACCAGAGCGCGGTCTGGCAGACGGATGCGGAGGGTGGAGCCGATCTTCGCGCCTTCGACGGCAAAGCTGTCGTCGTACTGGCGGTTCACGGTGCGGGTGATCACAAGGTTGTTCTCGAGGATTTCGAGAGCCTTCCGGGTGATCATGTCAATGGTAAGAAGTGAATTAGCCACGGTGGCTGATCCTTATACTTAGCGGTTGCGGGAAGCCTCCCACTTCTTGATCTGGCGCATACGCTCCGCTTCAATCCATTCTGACGTTGACATGGATTTAACAGACCTAGGGTCTGTCGTGTCATAGGCAGGGGAGGAAGCTGAACGCGCAGTCACCGGAGCAATAGGGGCGGGCGCGGTTGAGGTTCTTTTCATCGGCGGATCAGAGGCCATCTTGGCCTCAATTCTACCGATTTCCTTGGCCTGCAAAATAGGCGGAAGGTTGGCGATACGCGCAGACTCTTTTGGATTGGACCCTAGCCAATAGATGATGTCGGGGCCAACGTCAGAAGCCTGAATTGACTGTGCCATAACATCAGTCACAGGAAGGCTCGGGTTGTACGCGACTTGTTCAAAGTCGTCGTATTTACCGCGGGCGGTTTCCTCTTTCTCATGGTATGTTTCCAGCAATCTAGCCTGCTGCTGGGCTGCTTCACGCTGACGAACTAACTGTTGCGCTTTTTGCTCGGCCAAAGCCTCTGCGTAATCGGCGGCACTTTGAAAGTCGTCAGGCGCTGGAGGGTTGACGGGCACCGCCCGCCGCGCTTCCAATTCAGCCTGCCTTTGGGCTTGCTCACGCTCCCATTTCCGTTGTTCACGGGCAAGGCGTTTGCCGACAATCGCGTCCAATTCTTCTTGGGTGAAGGACTTAGGCGCTTCTGTCGTCTGTTCTTCCGGCAATGAGGCATCGGTTACAGGCGCCGCCGTAGCGGCCTGTTCCGGCGCGGGTAGTTCCGCTAAGTCTTGTACTGCTTCAGACATTTTTGATCCTTATGATCCCTGGCGAACCGCACCAGTACGGGTTCCTAAGACTAAACGCTTGTAAAGCGTTATGTCAAACAAATTGCAACAACAAGTGTTGCGCCGGCAGGCAAAAGCCAATCCAACAAACCTTTGGAAGTCCAAGCTTTTGGTTCAAACCCTCCGTACCAAGGCATGTTGGCGCGTTTGCCGCCGTAATAAGCCGCTATTACTCGATATTCCGCTTGCGCGTGTTCCCGCCCCATAAAAAACCCAGCCGCAGCGCAAGCCCCGAGCCACCAAGCCCCAAAAATAAGGCCAACGGCAAATTGGATAAAAAATCCGACACCTAGATGAACCATATAAAAAACCTTTCTGGTTTTATCTTGGTTATTTGCGTCAAAAAATTACACGACAATTTTTAATTCGCCAGCCGCGGTTTGGTAAACATCTTTTACGACTAGCCCTGCCGCTAAAGCTGCTGCATTGTCTGCGTAAACCGGCAACGTAGAAAGGTTAATAGAACCCGTATGTTTGATAATAAGACGCTCAAACACTTCGTCTGTTGCGGTAGAATTTGACCCGCAAAGAAAAGAAAGCCCCATGTTAAAACTGTCAGCGCCGGTTTGTTTAGCTACGATAGCCGCGCCGCGTCGCGAAGAAGCGTTCCTAGAAAACGCCATGCCCGCGCCAAAAGTATTTACGGCGGCGCTTGCGTTAGAGCGCAACATAAAAGCTGCTTTTTGCTCTGGCGTAACAACAGCCGTGCTAACAAATTGCGGTTGCGCCAGCATACTAAGAGCGGTTCCGTCGTAATTAAATGCGCGGCCAATGTATTGCGAAACCCCGCAAGTATAGTTTAAAGAAAACAAACTTGTATCTGCTACATTTTCAACGCCCGCTGCGGGGTCAGAAGCGCTGCTGCGCGCTGAAATATATATTGGACCTGAATAAATATTAGCCGCGTCAGAAGTTGCGAGAAAATTTGTGAACCCGGTCACAAAAGAATCATAAACAAAAACGTTTCCAATGGTGCGCGCACCGTCAGCATACTCAACTCCGTACGCCGCGCGGGTGCCGCTCATGCGTCCGGTAGCGTTGCCAATATACACTCCGTTAATATTGCCTGTTGTGCTATCGTAATCAGTACGAAACTGAATAAGCCTAGAAACAATATTTTCGCCGTATATTTGGCCAATAGACAGGTTTTCGACATCTTGTGCTGCAAGAACTGATGTGACGTGGGTAAAACCTGATATAGACCCAAACGTAACTCCGCGTACACGGCTCATACGAGCGACCTCGCGGTTGCCCAATGCAGACCCCTCGCCCGTATTGACCCCAATTACGCTACCAATTTGACCGTTTTTAGTGTAAAATCCAACATTAGAGTTAAATTTTATAGCGCAGCCGGCGCTGTTTACGCTGGTAAGTTGGCCGATGCTAAAGTTTGTAGTATCTGCGTCGCCGCCAATACGAAACGAATGTTCGGGCGCGTCTGAAACGTAAATTTCCCCCATAGTCCAATTGTTACATGCTTGTATTAGCACGCCGTTAAATCCTGGGGTAACGACCGCGCCCGCCCAACGTGTCGTTAAATGTACAATCCCAACTGACCAATTATCAGCGTAGCTTAAAGCAAGCCCGCGAATATAATTGTCGGCGGATAGTGACCCAAGCTGAATATTGTTCCTGACAAATACAGTGCCTGTTGGCGGTTGAAACGCAATAGGTCGGGCCACGTTTTCGGCAATTACATCGCCAATAAAAATGTCGGAACCATAAAAATTAGACCCGCCTGTTTGGGTTCTTTGAACATCTGCTTTAAGTTCAAGAACACCAATATTAATATTGTTTGCGCTGGCTTGAATATAATCAATTGCGGCGTCAGTTCCTGCCGACGAAATTTTTAAGTTTTGGGCGGTCAAAGATTCGTTAATTTGAATACTTGCAGTGCCTGTAGAAGGGACCGCGCCTGAATAACGCAATACGCCGTTACCAGAAAGTGTAATGGGAGTGTTAAACTCTAAATAATCGTATAAATAGGTGCCATTAGGAATTAAAACATTTCCGCCGGCGTTAAACGCCGCTTGAAGCGCAACTGTATCGTTAGTAACGCCGTTGCCTACGGCGCCATAATCTGTAACACTGGCAACGGGAGCGCTTATGCCGTTAATGCCGTAAATATTATCCCAAGTGGCAATTAACACAGCGGAACTATTTTGAAGCAAAAATTTATATGGTTCGTTAGCAGTCAACCAAATTTCGCCGCTAGGAATACGCCCGGCCGAATTTAAAACAATTGGGTTTGTATGCGCTACGGACCCCGAAGACGAAGTAAAAGTAGTTTTAGGAGTTGTAGTCCCCGCCTCATAAGAATACAGAAAACCGCCAGATAAAGGGTTTCCGTTATCGTCAAAAAACTGTTGCCCAGCGCCGGCGAGAGCAGAAAGATTAACTGTCATGTTATGTCTCCTAAACCATTAACATTTTCATGTGTTTATGGTCCTGCATCACGCCATGAGCCGCTGGAATAAAAATATAATTTGTTATTTGTGGTGTCTACCACAATTGGGGCCAAGCCCGTAATTGCAGTAGGAACACCTGTAGGCGTACCAGCACAAGTAGGGACATAAAGAAAACCATTTGTGGCAGTGGTCGCCAAAGCAGCGGTCCCGACGCGCACGTTTCCGTTACTATCAATACGCATCCGTTCTGTTACTGTGGCCGCGCCATCAGCAGTAGTGCTAAACACTAACCGCCCTGGCATGTCATTTAAGCCCGGAGTGTTGTCAACGGCGGCTGTTATAGTTGCGGTAGGAATAAACGCTGCGCCATCAGCGCCGGTAAATGTGATGTTGCCAACAGTATCATTAACTAAAAGAATAGCGTTTGTCCCGACGGTGGCGCTCCGGGATTTACCAATCAAAACTGTTGGGCCGGTTGAAGCAGCGTTCCAGCGAATACCGCTAAACGGCGTTCCGCCATTAGCTTGAATATTTGCGCTAGTTATGTTCGCAGTATACCCTGC